CTGGTTACCGAAGTCCACGCCGCCGTCGATGGGCTCGCCGCGCCTGAGGAAACGCAGATCCAGGCAGCTTTCCGCAGGTTCTCCGTACCGTGTCCCGTCGGTATACTTGTGCCTTTCCCCGAAAGCGATATAGAAGCGCGTGTCACGGCGAAGCCCCGGACGCATCCCCACTACAGACTTAAGGAAGTCGTGGAGTTCGAGCGCCCCGTCGAGAAGGCGACGGACGTACTCAGGCGTAAGGATGTCGATGTTGGTAAAACTCGAGGCGTTGATGAAGTAGGTCTGCCCCTTGCGCATCTTCAGCAGCCCCGCCTCGTACCAGGCGATTTTCTTCTTAAGAGCCCCGCAGTCCGTCCGTGTCCTTCCCGCTTTTACCAGGCGGATGCGCAGGCTGTTCAGCTCCGCAGCCGCCTGGGCGATACGCAGGATGCGCTGAGGATCGACCAGACAGACGTAACGGAAGTACCAGTCATACTCACCCTCCAGCACGTCGGGCATGTCGGTGGTAATGGTCACCCCCAGAAAATAGTGGCTGCATCCGTAACGTATGGCATCCCCGCGCAATACGGGCATGGCCCGGTTGACTTTATTGTCGGGGGCGTATTTGGATTCGTCGAAGAACAAATGAACGACCGATTTGCCCGCCAGAAGGGAGGGGTGGTCCAGGGATCCCAGAAAGATAATGCATCCGTTGAAGAAAGAGACCGTGTTCTTGTAATCGTCGACGATCACGCTGCAACGCCTGCGCCAGGATTCCGGTGGCCGGCAGGACGATACATAGTGCACGCCTTCATAGAGTCCCATCAGTTCCCAGCCGGTCTTGACGGCCGGCATGATATTATCCCTTAAGTTGGTATATGTATTCCCCACGAAAGCCAACGGTGCCCCGGGCATGTCATACACGCAATCGGCCGAACGGCGCGCTTGTATGACGGTACTCTTGGCCAGGCCGCGCCCGCCGACGACAACCAGGTTGGTGGTGTCTATCCAGTCGGTGATGACCTTGATGATATGGGAGTAACGAACCTCCACATCATCGGTGGGGTTATTGTGCATCCTGCCCTCCGAACTCTTCCGCATCTTCCAACATCCTTTTTTTCAGGTCAAACTTCTTTATGCGTGCATCCTCCTTTACCCTCTCACGTACCACGGAAGGCACCTCGGGAATGGAGTCGATGAACGCCTCCAGCTCCTTGCGGTCCGTATCCGGAACGCCCATATCGGACCGGTTACATGTATAGATCACCACGGGTTTCCTGTCTAAAAGTTCCTGGGGTATCTCCTGTTCGTCACATGCGAAGCGCAACCGGAGCCTGGCCGCCCGCTCGAGTATCCGGGAGGCTTCCTCCCCCTTGCCCGTCAGGAACATGGAATCGGCCCACTTCTCCAGCTTTTCGGCATAGAGGTTGGCAAAAGCCTGCGGGCGTATGTTTTCCTGGCTGTAGAAGAAATTGACGGAGTCGGCGTATACCTGCCGTGCCATCCAGTCGGAAAGCCCGTATACCTCAGACTTGAGCAGCCGGATGATCCCGGCTTTTGTAATCACCTTCCCGTTATACCTCATACGGGCACGCAGTCCGCGCACCATCTCCATCAGGTCGTAATACGCCCGCTGCTCCTCGGGAAGCGAGTCCAGATCACCGGTGGCGAGGATACGCCCTATCTGCCCGATATCCGCTTTTTCAAAATCCACCCTCGAGGGCTTAACCAAATTCGTCTTCATCGATTTGCTTCACTATTATTTCAAAACTCCTGCGACCACGCACTTTCTCCAGCAGTTCCATGGCATCCAAATCCCCTGAAAGTGCCTGTTCTTGCAGTTTTAGCTCCACTCCGACCCCGGCCTTCAATGCTCCCTGGCGCATAAGGGAATACACGGTGGTCCCTTCCCTTCCGGCGTCAAAGACAAAGATCTCCGCATCCAGCCCCAGATAAGAGGCGATATCGTCCGGAGCATATCCCAGGGAGGCCATGCGCTCCACCTCCTGGCGGAGTTCAAGGTCCAGGAAAAAGGTGTCCGCCGGCAAACGCTCCATATTATTCATATAAATTCATTAAACGGTTATTACAAGAGAGGATCTCGTTATCCAGCTTTCGTGCCTGCATGCCCGCTTCACTGCGGTCGCAGGGATGAAGGTAACGGGTCCCCATTTTCAGCCAGGAGGCCCTTTTGATTTCCAGCCTCCGGCGATGAAAAATCAGTTTTTTTTTCTGGATTCCATTTCAGCCTCCAGCAGATTTTTGCGTTCCGTCCATTTGCGGGTCTTCTCCATGGCCTTGGCCCTCTTTTCTTCATCCGGCGCCTTTTCGAGTTCGTTTTTTCCCTTGGATATGTTAGACTTGGCATTACCCAGCTGCTTGGACAGTTCCAGGTCCGTCAGGGAGGAGATTTCCTGTTTCTCCCTGGCCTGCCGCATGACCTGCGCCTTTCCGAGGATTTCTCCGTTATTCTTATAATACTCCAACTCTTCCCACATTTGGCGGTTCTCCAGGAAGTTCTCCACGGCCGTTTTAGCCCAAAGGTAAGTCTCCCCGGTGGCCACGTCATCCGGTGTCTCGACCAGCATGCGGTGGCTTTCCCGATAGAGATCATAAGCGGAGAACATGTCCGCTACGAGCACCTTGAGTTCGTCCGGACAGTCAGGTTGTCTCAGGAATGGAAACTCCTCCCGGAAGCGGATGGCCTTACGGACAGTTTCCGGTGCCTCCGAGTACTTGCTTTGTGCGTTTTCGAGTTCTTCCTTCAGACCCCGCACCTGCTCCGTATCCGGACTTTGGGAGAGCCGCTCTTTTACAAAATCGTCGCTTACCAGTTTTTCCACCGTTACCCCCAGGCGTGAGGCAAGGGCGATAAGCAGGTCGTCCGCATACATCCTGACAGGGGCAGGGCTGACAGGCTGTTCCGCCTTCGACGGAATATGGTGCGCCTTCCTGTGCATGCCGGCAAATTCCGCCTCGCTCATGCCGGAAAGCTTGCGCAGCTCCTCGATAAGGGTTCCCCTTGTCATCTCACACTCCCCGATCTGCCGGAACTTGGCCTTCAGCATGCGGTTGGGACCGAACTGTTCATACAGGGCTACCCCTTGGGAGTAATCACGCGGTCCTTCTAAATAGGAAATGATTTGCTCTTTCATTGAATTGAATTTTAAATGATACACCGCAAAGATACCCGATACCGGTTGCGGTACAAAGGACCGAAAAAAGGCAATTGCCTTGCCCCGTAAAGGGAAAACAAGGCAATTGCCTGAAAGTGGAATGGTCTTGATATCAGACCATCATACAATCCTAAGGGCATTAAACCTCGAATCTCGACTGTTCCACACACTGGATGGCTCCCCCGCCGGTATCGAAGGCCTTGAAAGTAATCTGGCTGCCCGGTGAAGCGGTGAACGTCTTTCCGTTTTTCAGCATGAAGACTGTCTGTCCTGCCTTTTCGATTGTAGGAGCTACGCCGGACACCACCCCGAGCAGGGTGAACAGGTCGCCGTGTTTGGCCCCTGTGATGGTAGCGATCTTGGCTGCTCCGGCGCTTAGCTGGTACTGCCCGCGGCCTTTAAAGGGAATTTCCGTAGCCGATGCGGGAACAGTCGCCACCGGCTCTTCGTGTGGGATGGTGCCTTTATAGATACCGATATCGTCTCCTTTGCTTATCTGCGTGAAGGTAAACTCCGAGGCGTTGCCGTCTTTATTTCCGGTATAATTGACCGACATTTCCAAAGGGTTGCAAGGGGAACCCAGGATATCCGGATCCTGTCCGTTGCAATATTGCAGGATAGCTATGCAGTGGCGTCCCAGCCAGTTGGTCTTGAACTCACGAACCTCCTGTTTGTTACCCGGATGTTTCCCCTTAACCGAAGGGGTGAAGCCCTTGGCGTCGGTTTCCCCTTCACCGTTGGAGCTCAGTTCCACAGTACCGGGAGTTAAATACAAGTCCGTGGAGTAAGCCGACGGCTTTACCACGATGTCACCCTCCAGCACCACTCCGGCACCGTCACGGGGAGGGAAATAGACCAGATCGTCGATGTCGATCAGGGTGAGCACGTCTTTGGGGTTGATACCGTTTCCGGGATTGCCCACCGGTCTGGGAACGGAAGTCTTAACGTAATTATTCATATATCTCGATTTTTTAAGTGATGAAAAACCAGGGGGGATCTCCCCCCCCCCTGGTGATAAATTATCAGCCGCGGGCCACTTCATAGAATTTTCCGTCATCAGCCTTTACCAGCCTGATGAATTTCCCCGTACCAAGGGTCATCTCTGAGGTAAGCACAAAGTTGCCTCCCGCGGCAATCGTGCTGGCATTCTTATCCCCATTTCCATGAATGGTATAGGTCTTGCCGGGAACAGCGTCAGTAAAATTCGTTATTGCGGTAGGAGTTGTGTTGGCTCCCGTTACGAAGACGTCACCTCCCTGAAGCGATGGAGTTGCTTCATCATCCGGGAATTGAAGGGCCCCCGTAGCTCCCGTCTCACGACCCAGTTCGATGAATTTCCCGTCCTGGCGTTTCATCAGGCGGATCATATCGCCTTTCTTGGGTTCCCAGGCCGCGGAGATCAGGTCGAATTTACCGCTCTTGTCAATCTTTACCCCCTTGTTCACGCTTCCGCATTTCAGGGTAATGACACTTCCGACCTCGGCATTCTCAATGTCGGTAATTGCCAAAAGGTTCGTATTGCTGGCCGTCACGATCGAGGTATGGGAGCCGGCCGATGGCTGGGCGTCCTTGTCAGCTTCCACGAAATAGGAAGCCGGGCGGTCGTACTCGTTGCAGAAGATCATCTGACGGGTATAGTCCATATCTTCCTTTTTAGTGTATTTGAATCCGACGGCATAAGCCCACACGGACTCTTTCCAGTTACTCCATACCTTCAGCGTCCAGTCCTGCTGCTCGATGTTGAACCGGGTCATTTCGCCGCTCTGGTGCTCGAACAGGTGTATGTTACCCTCCATCGTCCAGAAGATGCGGTGGTGGTTGTCAGCGTTGGGAACCGGTATGAGCTTCACGGACGGATACTCCTTCACAAACATGATACCCGCCTTATAGTCCTGGTTCTGACCATAGTGCATCTCATTGTATTTATGGTACCACACGATCATGTGTGAGGGCATATACAGGGCCAGGGAACCCGAGTCGCGCAGGACCGCAGGAATCATGGAGGTGCCCAGGTAGATCTTCTCACCGATATTTTCAGGAGAAAGGGTACCCAGTTCAAAGGGTTTTACCTGGTAAACCAGTTTGCCGTTATTGATGTCAATGTGTCCGTTCACCTTCTTGTTGAGGAATTCGTACAGCCCGTCGGCAGCCTCCATCGCACGTCCGGGCTTGTTCAGGTCCGGTTCTTTACGGACGCCGTTAATACGTCGCTGTTCGCGTTCATTGTGCAGCTTTTTGGCAGTCTCGGCCAGAATGTACTCGATGAACGACCATTTGATGACCTGCGACCCTTCCTTGTTATAAGAACCGATCCATGATTTTTCAAGTGCCTTGAGGTCTTTGAACTTATGCGCGAACATGACGCTCGACATGCGCAGCGTTTCATTGTCGAACTCGTAATTGCCTTTCGTTACATTGTCGAAATCACTGGCGGTATTGTCAGCCTGGGAGAACTCACCCAACCAGATGTTTGTCAGCACGGCCAGGTCCTGATATCCCGATTCCAGCGGGAAAATACTCTCGATGGAAGGAAGCAGGGTCAGGAAAGACTGTAAACGCTCCTGCCAGGGGATGCGGTAGAAGGCTCCCAGGTCCTCTTTCAGGCGGGAGTAATCGATCGAACTGGCAGTGGGCACCTGAACGGTCAACCCCTTGCGGTAAAGCATCTCTGCGCGCAGGCGCTGGTTATAAGGGCGGTCCATTGCGAACATCTCCCCCGAGAGGCCGCCCAGTTGTTTTTCGTCATCCCAATTCATAACAATATCTTTAGCGTCCGGTTCCAGACGTGCATGCTGGGAGCCCTTCCCCCCGTCCTGCTCCGCAAGGCCGGAAAGGGCCTGGATCTTGGTCTGCAAACCGGTGATTTCTGTTTGTTTGGCGGATACCTCCTGTGAAAGTTCCCCTTTCTCTTTGGTAAGCACGGCGATTTCCTCCTGGGCCGCAACCAGCTTGGCAGTCATATCAGCCAGTAATCCTTGTATTACTGCGTTGGAGGTATTGGGGTCAGGACCACTGCCTTTCGTGCCCGAATCCCCGTCCTTGCGGGAAGAATCCTCCGGGAATCCATCCTTCAGGGCCTCACAAAAGCCATTGATAAAGGTATCATTGAAATTCAATGCCTTAAGTTTCTGCTTTTGCTCTTCCAGTAACGCGTCTTTCTTGTCGGCGTCCTTACTCCAGGCCTCGATACCCAGAATGGCCTTTACGGCCGGAATAAATGATGCGAAATAATTTTTCATAAACAAATTTACTTTTATAGTGAGTATTAAATCATCTTGTTAGCCCGCTTTACGGTTTTCTGGGCGGATACCCACAGGATGGCATCCTCCAGGCTTCCGTAGGCATCCACATACCCCTTGGCCAGTGCCGTATCGGCAAAGAAAGTCTGCCCCCTGAACAGGGGATCCTGCGCGTCATACTTCACTCCCAGATTTCGGGCGATGGTCTGTGCAAAAAGATGGTGGTAAAACGACAGGTTCTCTTTAATTAAGGTGTCATCCTGCTTTTCCTCCTTGTCGCGATAGGCGCGGTTCTTCAGGTCCGCACTGTCGGGGTAAATGTCCTCGATCTCAATCCCCATTTGCGCGTAATACTCCTTGAAGCTCTGGAAAGTGTAGACCACCCCGCAGGAGCCGATTTCATCCATGGGCGAGGAGACGAATCTGCGTGCGCATGCGGAAACGAACCAGAAATGCGCCGAAGCGCATACGCCCGTGATATAGGCCACTATGGGTTTGGGGGACTGCCGTATAAGCTTTTCCAGGACATCCACACGCGTAATCATACCTCCGGGCCCGTTCACAAACAGAACGACACCCGATATGCGGTCGTTGGCCATCGAGGCGGAAATATATCTCTCCAGCCGGTAGGTCTCCCAGCTATACAGCACGCCTTCACAGGTAAGCACCACTACCGCTCCTTGAGGGAGGGAGGCGTCATCCAGTTCCCATCGGTCGGCTACATAGGGGACGGCGGCATAGGCCTCTATACGCTTGGCCCCCAGATATTGTTCCACCGACGCCAGGTTGCCGTTTTTCAGACCGGGCAACAGAATGGAAAGGAGCTGGTGGTATCTCCTTTCCTCAATGGCCCACTTATCGAAAAAAAATTGCTGAATCTTATCCACGGTTTCTTTTTTAATGCAAAAGAAACCTTTTGCAAATCCTTTAGAAAGGACTGTGATAGGCCTCGATATAAACCTGCTTACCGGATAACTTGCACTGGTATTTGCCCGAAACAATGGAAAAAGTAAGTTTAAGTGGTGTTTGCGGGCTGCCTGAAACAATACGCTCTCCCGCTTCATTCGTATAAATGGCCACCAGGTCCTGAAGGCTCAAGGCAGACAACAGCTCCTGGTTGTCCGGCCCTGTCAAGGCAACCTCGAACGTATGCTCTACATTATAATATATAGTTCCTGAATCCGCCTGCTCGGATTCGACTCCGGGAGTGAATGATCCCGGAATAACAGGAATGCGATAAGAACCATCCCGCACGGCAATAAAAGCGCGCGGCAGGATGACTGCAAAATCACTGATACACTCCACCGGAACCAACTCCAGATCACAAACGGGGGTATAGGGTCTTTTTATTGTTTTCATATTGTATAACTTATTGATTTTCAGATACTCCGCATTTTTTCGTCAAAAATACGTCAAAATTCCGTCATTTTTCCGTCAATTTTACCTCCTAAAAAGGACAATTAACTACGCTTGGTAGGTGAAATATATGCTACTTTTTCTTGTAGGGCCGCTTAAGGCTGGAACGTCTTACCCGGTCACGCCAACGTTGGTAGTCTTTCAGAAGGGCATCCTCGCTTAAGCTGTCAATGCAGTACTTCTTCATAAAGCAGTGGACTGACTGAAGCTGGTCGATACCGAACCGGTGCTTGTTCTCGTCAATAAAATCATGAAGTTCGGCGCGCATCATCAGCTTTAGCTTCTTATTGATGATACCCTGGCTGCGCTGGCCCAAGTAGTTGAAACGCTCCGGGGATTTGCCACCGGGGACGTCACCCTGCCTGCGGTCCGGCAAGACGATCTCAAGATTGCCATTATCCCGGGGACAGTTAACCGGGCGTTTTTCCAGCAGGTTATAAACCAGATGGTAAACATCCAGATGGTCCGCAAAGCGGACGGGCATGCTGCCTTCCGGATCGGAAGAATATTTGGCGTAGCAATATTGAGCCAGGTGCGGCTCTACTGTTATTTTCGTGGTTATCATAAGTTGATGTTTTTGTTTTTACTTGTTTCTTAATTTGATATAACCCATTTCTTCCAGGGTCTGTAGTTCCTTCATATCCTCCGGTCTCACATCGGCGGGAGTTTCACCGTTAATGGTCATACCCTCGGGAAGCCTGAATCTGTCACGGATCCGTCGGCGATGGTGGGCGGTGGATTTCTTCTGCCAATAGATGACAACTTGCATGGTTTACAAGGAGGCTTTGGCCTTTACACGGGCCTGATAGACATTGTAATCACACAGGTATCTGCCGACAGATTCCGCCGCCGCTTCCACTCCGGGCGGATTGTTTCCGAAGAGTAAGTTGATGGCATCCGGATCACCGCCCCAGGCCTTCCATAAGGCTATCGGGTCATATCCTGATGGCAGACAGGGGAAAAACTCCAAAAAAGCATTAAAGTCGGCCTTGGCCCGTTCACGTTTCACGGCTATACCCTGTACGCCCAACACAATACCGGCGGCAAAATCCTCCGTTCTGGAAAAGCCTTTTTCCACAGCCCGGGCCATCCGCTCTGTCTCTTTGCGAATGATCACTTCACGGCGTTCCTTGCAGAAATCCGATAGGGCGACCATGACCGCCTGATTGTTTAGGCTCTTTCCCCAGACAAGCTGCCCGCAACTTCCGTTCTTAAGGCGGGTAAAGAAAATGCAGAGCTCGGCCAGGTTCAGGAACCAGTATCCTGAAAGTATCGCCAGCGCGGTTTCCGCCATCTGCTCGCGGCTCAATTCAACGCCGGCGTACTTCAGAACGGATTCCAGATGACTTGTGATAATCTGAACGGATGTCGAATTACCAAAGACCACACCCACATCAGCCAATGTAGGGATTTCTCCGTTTGCGGCGACATCGTAAAGTGGGGCGCCCATGTTCAGTTGGGCAATTGTCCCGCCCCATTCATCCACCAATTGAGAGGCCGTCGATCCAGTTTTTAACGAGATCTGGAGAGGCGTCAGCTCCTTCTTTCGGACACAGGGTTTCTGTAACTGAGACGGGCTCAGAACCGCATGCAGGGTGGTTTTTACTAGTTCTACTTCCATCTTTTTTTAATTTTTCAAGTTCAATATTCAACCAGTTTGCGAAGTGTGACATGGCATCCCTGGGGGACTTAGTTGTCTCTCCTCCGTTTTGGAGCCTACGGAAGAACCTGTCCAGAAATTCATAAAACAGCTCCGGGCTGAAATCCGGGTAATCCAGACGGATGTTCATGCAAAACTGCTCCATCCACGGGATATTTGTTCGCAGTTCCTGGTAACATTCCGTTAAAGACTTGTCCAGAAAAAGATCGATTCCGGATATTTTCCCCTCATGCGCGGGAGAGGGAGGGAAATCTGTTTTAGTTTCTGTTTCTGTTTCTGTTTTATTATAGTCTGGCGCATCGGCTGGTGTATCCCCTGGTTGGTCGGTTGGCGCATCCCCTGACTTTTGGGCTGGCGGAACTACTGGAATATCTCCGGTAGTCTTACCCTTTCCAGGCGGCTCGTCTTTAAATTTCCTGGAAAAAGAGTATGAACCGACCGAACGTTTGCTTTTTCCTGATTTATAATAAATCAGTCCCGCATTAATCAGGGATAAACGCGCCCGGACAAGGGTCTTCTCGTCGATATTCAGGCTGAAGCATAGTTCGATGTTAGAGCAACTGAAAACGTCCTCCCAGCCCTCGCTATTACAAACGGCAACTAATTCGTAGAACAGTGCCTGCTCGGTAGCGGTTAGCCGATTACGTCTGCGTGCTTTACGCATCTTTTCTGTTAAGCTATATCCGTCCATGTGGTTATTTTTTTTATTCATTTGAAGTATAATTATCTTTTAGATACAGTGCTTTCCTGACCCAAAGAGTGTTATTTAGTCAATTCCGACGTATCCACCCTCTGTAAAGGAGTGAAGTGTATTTGAAGAAGATGATTCATTTTCATTACAATCTATCCTGTGCATTGGCATATTGGGGGCAAGATGGCGTTCCAATTCCGTGATCAATACTTCATTGCAAATATCTCTCTGTTCCTGCCATTCAAGAAATTTGGCTTGCAAACTCTCGTTTCCTGAACATGATATTAATTCAAGCAGCTCAGATTCTATTTTACAAAGTTTTTTAGTTTCAATTTGAAAGTTACTTTTACTCATATTCTTTCCGGCTATTCGTTATCTAATCCTATGCAAAATTCCTCTCTTGTCTCGTTCCCATAATTGGTATGTAGAGCATTGAGCGCATTCATGATCTTCTCCGCTTCATCTGCGTATACTTCACAATCCCACCTAATTGTAGTTTTAGATGGTGACTTTATTACAGCAAGAAGTGTATCCAAATTGTCAACTGCTTCTTGAATCTTATCCAGGCATTCCTTTCGTGTCATAATGTTATTACATTATGAATTTAAAAATTGAATGAATGCTCTCACTGAATCACAGTCGTCACAATGACTGCATCCTATGCACGTACAAGCTTTCTTGTATGCTTCAACAGCCTTTTTCTCCAACTCTATCTCAGCCATTTGAACGGCTTGATGAGCCACGGTAGAATTAATCATCTTATTGCAGGCATTATACTCAACCTCCATTGTCTTTACAAAATTTCTTGCTTCTTGTGATTTCATATTTGTTATGTTTTACGTTAATCATCGAAAGATAAATCCATATATGCAACCTGCGCAAGTTCTTCCATCGCATCGCAAAAATCTTCGTTATAGCAAGTTTCAAGTTTCTCTCTTACAATGTTGCAAGCGGCTTGAAAACCTGCCATGTAATCTACTTGTGAAATAGTTCTACCTGAATATTTCTCTGCCATTTTAATTACTTCTTTCTTATTCATATCTAATCTGTTTTACACTAATTGTTTATCAAATCCTTTAATACATTCAAATAAATAGTGCGCAATTATAGGTTGTACTGCATTTCCTATACACTCCGTTCTGTCCACCCTATCGGGAAGTTCATTAGACTTTCCAGCAAATCGGGGTGAGGGTATTGACTGTCTTGTTCTCCATCCCGGATATACTCGTGTATATTGCCCCGATAGGTAGGGCTTCCGAAATATCGATTCTTGCATGCTCCGTTTGCTGTTGATTTCACAGGAGTAGGCAAGACAATATAACCGTTCCCGACCCTGTTGTATACCAAAGTCGGTGCCTGATAAACATTGCCATTCTGCATCATACCCGATTTCGGAAAGGTTGCATAGGACTCGTTCAAATCCCCGAATAAGGAGCATTGGGCTGTTTTCAATGATGATGTATTTAGGTCTAACTTCCCGTATAACTCGATACATTTCAGTCCATAAGCCGCTTCTTTCACCGACAATTCCGACACCTTTTCCAGCAACGCTGATGTCCTGGCAAGGGAATCCACCGCTGATGATGTCAACAAATGTTGGATTTGAATACGTTTTAATATCTCTGTTGATTTCATGCTCTTCTCCAAAATTCTTTTTAATTATACTTGTTTGATAGTCTTCATACTCACAGCTCCATAAAGTTCTTATACCCGAGAAAGCTGCACCGAGACCGAAACCCTCTATGCCACTAAATAGAGAACCGTGCGTTAGTTCACTTTGCTTCATTTCTAAATTGGATTTGAATTTAATAGGCGATTGAATCATAGAACTGCCGATTACGCAAATACTCCTTTACCACATCCGATGAAGTGGCACGATCACCGATACGATCATGGATGTACTGGTACTTCTCAAAACTCATACCTGAGAGGATATCATCATTCATCTCTACGTTGCCGGCATAGATGCAACCGGCAACCGTAACTATGCTTATGATGACCGTAAACAGGTGCTTGGAAAGACTATTCATGTTCTTCATCGGTTCGTTTATTTTTAAGAATAGAATCAATATCACTTATTTTATAGCGACGCTTCCCGCCTATCTCAACAGGACATAAGTATCCCTTTTTGTTCCAACTCCATAAAGTACTACGATTAACACAAAGCATCTTTGCGGTTTCATTGACGGTTAAATACTCTTCATCCGACTTCATATTAGAGGCCAAAACCTCTTTGATCGTCTGTTTTATAATATGATCCGCAAACTCTTTCAAATCAGTAGATTTTATTGTTACACTTAAATTTGAATCACTACTCAGTATTTCTTTAATGCTCATTTGTTACCTCCTTTCCTCGCTGATTACCATTCAAAATGTAGTCATAAAGCCTCTGAGCATCTTCTATCCGGAGATACACCTGATCTTTATTGGTCTGCTCTATGCAGTATTTACGAAGTTCTATATCACTAAAAGATGAAGGCGGCGTAATGGTACCTTTAGGCGTGGCGCTTTCGAGGTTGAGGCCGGATTTAGATATACTCTCTGATTTGAGATTAAGCTCTTTTTCGAACCCATATAGTAAGTATTTTGCCTCATTGTTATAGCCACTATCAATCGTATTCCTACATCCTTTTACGGATTTGTCAATCGCACTCTTTACTTCCTCAAACTCTGTGCGGCGATTAATTTCGGATTGGTCGATCGAGTGCTTTATATCGCAACAGTGCCAAAGAATAACCGCCCCGAACACCAGTACGAGTGCGGCGATTAACACTAAAAAGATAATTGTTCCTGTAGTCATTGTTATTTCTCCTTATTTTTTTAATTGGTTATTACTCAAATTCTATTGATTCATCTCCCCGGTAATGATCCGCGAAACATACCGGACATACTGTTATCATTTTAGTGCCGGGACGTTCGGCTATGATAGCCTCAACTTCGATACTGATACCTTCACCCGGTTCTATTTCGACTTCGCAATCTTCGCAATGAAGATGATCGGGAGGGCATTTGCACAGATCAGGACAGAGGCGGCAATTGCCGATACAGTTCGGTTTTTCTTCCACTGTCAATCTTTCCTATTTTAATCTCATTACTGCTGTTGTATCAATCCTGCCGGCGCTGGACACACTAAATAGATATCCTTTCTTTTTCAGCTTAATAGCTGCATTGCGGATAGAGTACTCTTTGAAATCTTTGATGTTGATTTCAATAACTTCTTTTACGGACATGTTGGCTAATGTTCCGGTCAATGATTTTTTGGTCACGAAATTTGTTGTTTCCATAATTTAATATTATAATTGTTGATTATTTCAAATTGTAATTCGTGGTTAATAGGGTTTGATATTAATCACGATGCAAATATAAAGATTATATTCTTTTATATCCATTTTATCAAAGAATATAATCTTTAATTAACACTTATTAAAAAAACGCACTATGACAGTCAAAGAGAAAATCAAAGAATTCCTTGATTATAAAGGGATTTCACCGACATCAGCAGAACGAGAATTAAATTGGGGAGTTGGCGCTTTCACCAAGCCTAAAAGCATAACCGTAGATAGAGCTAAAGAATTTCTTCTTTTATACACTGATTTATCCTCTGAATGGCTATTCCGTGAAATTGGAGAAATGATCAGGCCTACAATAAATGAAACCCAAATATCACCCATCAACGTCGATGGTGAATTAACAAATACAGAAATGGAAAAAGAAATCAAGAGATTAAGAGCATCGATAGACGCTCTCATCGAAAAGAATGAAAGGTTAGAGGCTGAATTAGCCAAGTATAGAGAAAAAGAAAGTCTGAATAAAGGACTTGCAAGCTAACACTCATACCTAATATTGATAACAAAATTATAAAAAAGAACCAAACCTAACGCCTATGGGTGGGAGGGTGGATATTGATTAATACTAAAATGCATAGACCCAGTGGAACAAATGCTATAAAAAATGCAAACTTCATAGCAATAGACTTTGAAACAGCAACAACAAAACGAATGCCTTGTCAAATAGGAATTGTTGTTGTTAAAGAAGGAACCATCGTAGAAAAAATCAGCAAATTAATACAACCACCTGGAAACAGATATTCCGATCAATGCGTAAAGGTACATAAAATTACTCCTGAAATAACAAAAAGATCACCAACTTTTGACCAGGTATGGAATGATATAAAAAGTTATTTTGAAGGTAATTTCATAATAGCCCATAACGCTTCATTTGATTTAGATGTGCTTAAAAAGTCACTACACGCATATAATATTCCACATCCTATATTTATGGGAACATCTTGCACATACGAATTGTCGGGAATGTCATTAGTAGATGCCTGTAACACATACAACATCCCGCTATGTTCGCACCATGATGGACTATGCGACGCTGAGGCTTGTGCACAATTATTTCTAAAATACTTAAATGGAGAAATCAATAATATAGCTTCAAAAAGCAATATTGAAAATTATGAATCTATAAGACCTTTAGATAAACAGATTTTCAATAATCCACACCATAATTTTGACTCTATAGGATACACTTCATTTTTGGAAGAATGTTCCCAAAATGATCCTTTAAAAGATTTTAATCCCGATCTAATATCATCCTTACAGCCGCTTTCTGAATTTATAAATAAAAGGTTTATAATAACAGGAGGGACCATTTTTAATAGAGATCATGCGTATCAAATTATAGAAAAATTAGGTGGTAAAAGATCTTCATCTATAAGTAAAAGCTTAAACTATGCAATATTAGGCAAAGAACCTGGGCCTAAAAAAATAGAGCAAATAGACAACTTAAAAGCTGAAGGATATAACATCAATATCATCAGTGATATCGAATTTATTGAACTTATAAAATCATCAATAGAATTGCATTATGAAAGACAATGATCTTACACTATTTAACAAAGAAGAACCTTTAAATCCATTTGGAGATGTTAGAGTATATTTATCAGGAACATTCTCTGTCCCCAAATCAGAAATCGTAGAACAATTACATAATGTTGGGGCCACTATAAAAACGATTGGACCACTTGGAGGAATGAATAATACACTCAATTTATCTAAAGCAACATGTGTTATAGTAGCTGGAAAGAAACAAAGCGAAGCTGATCTTATAAAAATAGAAACCCTATCTCACGATGGTTTCCATATACCAATCATAACAGAAGAAGATATGTGGAATATTATAAGATATAAAAAAACTGATATTTCGTTTCCACCACCAAAAAAGGAAGTAAATATAACATACGACTTTTTATTCAATTCCATTGTCCCTAAAATAGTACACTTTAAATTCCATGAATATACCCATCCATTAAGTCAAAAAGAATTATTCCTCCATGACATAAAGGGAAACAAACAGTTACTATATCAATGTTTAGGGAATATCGGAGCATATTCAAACTTTGATTTTGATCCTAAAACAATAGACTACTGTTGGCTCAAAAACGACACCATAGAAAAACTCAAAAATGGAATAAAAGATGAATTTATACAAATCATTACCGATAAATACAATTCATCAAACCATGATAAATTTACTTATAAATTTATCATAGAATCTGAAGCTATTTTCTGGATGGAATATAGAGCAAAAGCAATAGGGGATAAAATATCTCTTGATTATATTACAAGATACCAGCAAAGCATATATAATTATTAACCTAACTACACTACAAATGAAAATGCACAAGAGCCCTTAAAAAATATTTTTAACCCGCGGTAATGTAATATGGCTCAATTACAATCCCGCATAAACAATCAAAAACTATGAATAAAAATCTGAAGAACAAACTGTATGTGATAATCTTCACATCACTACTATTCTACTCCTGTGGAGAAAATAATGTAATTGCTTCTTTTGATCACTCAACTAAAGCGGAGAGTTTTAAAGACATTTCTTATAAAATCCCCGTCTCGGATGCTGTCTTCACAGTCCTCGATGTGATTAACTCTACAAAAGGAAGTACCCGGAATGCTTCTTCGGCGGAAATCGAAAACATCGAGGTTGTAAAAACGACACCAGCAATAACCCGTTCATTGAAAGCAAATTCATTAAGTAGCGATACATTGCTATACATTATCAATTTTAAAGATGGAGGCTTTGGAGTAGCAGCGGCAGATAGCAGAACCGCACCTATTTATGCATACTCAGATAAAGGACACTTTAACTTAAAAGACACATGCCAGGTTCTTGCTTTAAAGATGTTCATAAAAAGTGCTATACACACTATTTTATATGATATCAATAATCAAGGAAATAATCCGAGATTCGCTGAAACCCCCGAAACCAGAAATGAATTACTAGAACAAGTAGGTCCTTTCATGGATATAGAGTGGTCACAAAACAACCCTTATAATAAAGAATGTGTCATTGGCACAGAATATGCCAAAGCCGGATGTGTAGCCATTGCAACAGCACAGATATGTGCATATAATAAATATCCAAACACATTCGAAGGATATAATTATGATTGGAATACCATTTATAAAATCAAAAGTAGTTCAGACCAATACAAGTACCCCGATGCAACGAATCAATTAGCGCATTTTATTAGAAGAGTGGGATTAAATGTAGGTATGAAATATGGAGTGAAAGAAAGCGGTGCTAAAAGTGAAAAAATCCCAGGTCTATTAAGAAAAATGGGCTATACATGTAGTGATTTAATTAGCTATAGCGACAAAGGACTAGTCGAGTCTTTAAAAGCCGGGCACCCAGTATATCAATGTGGATTTGATAAAGAAAGCGACTATTTCATCTTTCAAACACATTCAGATGGCCATGCATGGGTAGTGGATGGCTATCGATATGAAATGTTAAACATTAGAATATGCAGACCAAGAAGAGGCGAGATGGACTGTGACTCTGAAAAGAGACGTTTTCTATTTGTACGCAACAACTATGGATGGGGAGGGTTATATAATGGATGGTACCAGCCATTTGTTACAATGCCTGATACTAACGGAAAGAGAATCCCAACTTTCGCATTTAAACCTAGAATGATAACCAATATACACCGATGAAAAAAATATATATATTATTATTGTCACTTTTGACCCTTTGTTCATGCGAAGAGCAAAAAATAACAGGAGCTTTATTTTCAAAAAGCTTCCTACAAGGATTTATTGATATTAAAGAAATTGTATCCGGAAACATAAGCAACAACGATGAATTGTATTTTATGTTTCAAGGTGAAAATATTGCCAGGGGAAACCCGCTGTATGATGAACTTTGCACTAAATATGGTGATGTCAGCTATAATCGCTATATGGTTCCTTTCTCTAATCCGTGCCTAGTTGATACTATTACTTCACTTGATTTAATATGCAATACCGATTTTGACAATAACCATAAAAAGGGAAGTTCACTAAATGATATTGCAATACTGTATTATTCCTCACCATTGGAATTTATAAAAAGCGGGTATAAAGAATATCCTAAAACAGAAGACACAATACCCGCCCCGTATAGACCCTCTAAGGAATACTATCCTTATTCTAAGTCATTTTCAGATTTAAAAGGTGAAGAACTGATTCTTTTATATCAGATGGGTTATATTAAATTTCTGGTACACCCATTACAAAGTAGACAAAGTATCACTTTTAGGGTGCAGACAAAATCAGGAAAAACAATCTCAACTGATTTTGAACTTAACTTTACCCCAACAAAGAAATAA